TGCCTGAGGCTCCAGTGGGTGTAGTTCAATGGATAGAACCGCCGCCTTCTAAGCGGCTGATCTGGGTTCGATTCCCAGCACCCGCACCACTCTAAAGCAAAACTCCCACCTGTGATGCGGCACAGATGGGAGAAGGCTTCGGCCTTTTGCTTCACCCAGCGAACAACGATCCGCTAGATCTCAGAGCGTGAGATCTGGGTCAGGTTTGTCAACCTTGGTAAACAATCGGCGGTACAGGGCAAACAGGGATTGGATCCCAGCCACCCCGATCAGGCCAAGGGATACCCAGATAAAGGCAGGGTGATCAAACAGCCTAGGAAGGGCCGCCACGCCAGCGCCAGAGGCCATCAGGCTTACCGCCCCTACCTTGCCTATGCCTACCCAGTGGCCGAAGAGCAGGGCGAAGGCGCCAATGGCGATCAGGCCAGCGCCTAGGGCCAGCAGGTAGGTGTCCTGCTTCTCCTTATTGGCCGCCTCCAGTTCCATATGCTTTTTGGCCAGATTCTGCTCGGCCTCCACGCGGCGGCGCTCGGCGTCCTTGACCACGGCTTCCCAAGCCGCGTTGATCTCCTTGATTGTCTTGTCGGCCTCCTCCTTGACCTTAGCCAGTTTGCTGTGGTCACCAGCCAGCGCAAGGGCGTGGTCAATGTTTTTCTGGGTAGGCTTGTCCAAGTAGGATCCAGCGGCCTCCAGCAGGACGCCTACTGTCTTGGTCGGGGGTGTCTGCTCGGCGCCAGCGTTCACATCCTTGGCCACCTTGACATAGCCAGCCGCCCGCTCGATGGCCTTGTCCTGTTTGTCGGCAAAGGTATCTGAGGCCGCGATAGGCGCCTGAGCAACCGATGGCTCCTCTGGCTTCTTCGCCGTACAGGCGATCAGAGCCAGCGCGACAACAAGGATCGGAATCTTTCGAAAGTCCATTTGATCATTTTCTGAGTTTCAGAAACAAGCGTATTCCAGATCCCAGAGCCACGATGCCTCCTATTGTTAGTGTGATGACGCATACGATTTGAAAGTTGTTCACGATGCCTTCGACCTTGTCGATGGGGATGGCGTCTCCAGCATCCGTGATCACTGCCTTGTCCGTGATAAGCGCCACGGCTGAGTTAGCGTTGGTGATGGCCTTGAATCCAGAAACGATAGTAGTCGCGCTCAACAGGCCAGCGATACCGATGGCGAGAAGGAAGCCGCTCTGGATCGCGATGATAGTCTCAGCGGCGCTTCCGTTTGGGCTTGGGCTTTGCTTGACTGGGGTTTTTTTTCGCATTGTTGACTTTGGTGATTACTAGTTCAACGACCTCAGGTGAGGCCATACCAGAGAGCGACATTATAAGCGCCTTGTAGAGGCCAGACATATCGACTCCGTGCAAAGCAAAGTAGACAATCACGCCGATGATTCCAGCGGCCGAGATCTTGCGCGCCCATATGATCGCTGGGGATGTCTGATCGGTGATCAGCATACGCGCCAGCATACCTGCCCCTCCGAGCAATGAGACGATCCAGCCGCCTCGCTTGAAGTCTTCTGCGGCGGCGCCGAAGTCTGGGTTCGTACTCATTTGACAGTGGTTGCGTTATCGGGAGGGGTGACGCCGAAGTGCTTGGTAAACCAAGGCGCGTGTTTCTTGGGTACTTGGATCGGGATGAGTTCTTCAGGCGCGTGTAGGGCAAGAGCCTTGATCCAATTCTCCATACCAGCCCTGTCGATGCTCGTACCCTGATCCTTGGGCATACCGACCTCAGACCATCCGTAGCCCATTTCAGATCTCCACAGGCGAGGAATGTCCAGAGAGGCAGTAGCACCCTGCTCCTTCAGTTTCTTGTATCGAGCGACAAGATCGCGAACCTCAGGGGTGTCGAAAGCCTTCCAGTTGACGGCATTACCCATACCTTCTGGAGTCTGATACTTTTGCGTCCCTAAGTTGGTAGTCGCCATTCTTCCCCTTCCGTCCCATCGTCCGTCCTGCTTGTGCATCTGAACTTGTGAGTGCATAGCCCAGAACAGTCTGCGCGGCTCAACGAACATCACTGTATGGTCTGGTTGCTTGTCGGTGTACAACTTCAGCGTGTTCTTCTGTTCAGACTTAGCGTCTTTCTTCTTAGCCTTAAGTACGGCCTCTTCGGCGGCGGCCTTTTTCAGATCCTCAGCCATCTTCGCAATGATATCCGCTCCTTCACTGACTTTCTTTCTGGCCGCAAGGTAGTGAGGAACTGTATGCGGGCTTGGGTAGATCGTGCCTTGGTTATCTACCACGGCCGCAGTAGTACGAACCTGCTGTAGCGCCCTAGACACGGCGTCCAGTCCTGAGGCAGAGAACTCAGCATTCTCAGTTACGCCTCTGTTTCGCCTCTGGTAGGTAGTCGTTTCTGTCGTGAGAGATCTCGGCCTGAGCATAAACGCCGCCTTGACCGCATCATTCAGAAGGGTGGGCTTCTGGGCCTCAGGCTTGTTGGCGTACTGAGCAACGATCTCTGCTCGCGGATCCACTTCGCCGCGCTTCATCTTGTCCTGCCAGTTAGACTTGGACGAGAACACCTGAGCATACAGTCGGATGGAGGCCATCAACTGCTGGAACACATTCACAGACTTGCTCCAAAGGCCGTTCAGTTCCGTAGCGTACTGCTTGCTCTCGCCTTCTCCGTTCTGCTCAAGGTGCTGTAGGATGTCATCCAGCGGAGATTTCTCCATCGGAGGCAGGTCAGACAGGTACACTTGAGTCTGGGGAGACTTTAGTACACCAGCGACAAACTCAACAATGGTGACGAAGTTGTAGTCCTTGTGCCACGCGGTTCCCTTCGGATCATCATAAGTGCGCGGGCCTTCAAGCGAGTACTTGTATCCAACGCCGCCAACTGGAGGAATCGGTGTCGAGTTAAACGGACTAGGAGTTCTGAAGTTGCGATCAGTAGTCGTGAGTCTTCTAGGATCAACGCGAGCAAGGGCAATGTCGGCCGCAGTAGGTTCTCTGCCGAGATCTTTTCTCGCCCGCTTCACATAGAGACTGTCTCCCATAGAGGCCATATCGCGGGCCTGTGTGCCTTCAAGGATCCGCAACCAAGACTCAACAATGGTATGCATCGCCGCTTGTCTGATGATATCGCGGGCAAGTTCCTGAGACGCATCAGCGGGGGAATCAATGTTATAGTCTGACTTCAGAACTTTGCTAGACTTGGTGTGTTGCGTCTTCATAAACGCAATACGCTCTGCCATCGCCGCTCTCATCGCCCTGATGTAAGTAGGCGCATCTGAGAAGTCCTGCATACGCGGGATTGGGCTTAGACCTTCGGCCTGAGCCTCGCTCGGCCCCATCACGAACCTTCTGTTTGTCTTTGCGCCAGCAGTCTGTCTTCTGCCTTCAAGGAGAGTCGGGGGATTCAGGATCGTCTCCCAGCGCTTATGATCGCTCATCGTTTTATCCATCATAGAGCCATACAGCATATGGTTCCATTCTTCGATCAAGGTGCTGAAGTCAGGGGACGAGGAGAACCACTTACCTCCGCTCGACATCAGATCAGACTCGTCAGTAGATTTAGCGGAAGATCTTTCGTTACGGACATCCAGCCTGACCTGAGAATCTAGCAGTTGTTTCGCCAGCGGGTTTTCGCCTGTCTCGTATGTGATGCCAGAGAAGGCATCCATAAACAGGAGCAGATCCATCGCGTTCTGTTCCTTCAGGGTCATCTGGTCATACTTCAGCCTGTTAGCGGCCAGATTGCTGACCACCAGTTCCTTGAACTCAGCCAAGGACATAGACGAGTTGTCCGCGTTGATGTCCTTGGACATCTGCCAGACAAAGATCAGTTCTTCCAGAGAGCCGCCAGAGGCGTTCCAGCGATCCCACCAAGCCTTATCGCCTTGGGCCAATTTCTTCGTCTGCCACAGTTGGTAGTAGGTAGAGACAGATAGGTGCGGGTTCTCTTTGTACTTGGCGCCGTCTCCACGCATCCTGCTGGCGGCGGCGGCCGATTCGGCGGCGCCAGCGCCAGAGGGGCTGAAGTCAGGGCTGACATCCTGACCATTGTAGAAGCGGTTGATGTCTCTGACGATCTTCGCGGGATCAGTTCCAGCGGGGTACTGTAGGCCAGCCTCGCGCTCCCAGCCGTTCTCGTCCGTGCGAGTAGTGTCGCGCAGGTCTAGCGAGATGGATCTGGATGTGTTGTTGTCCCTGACCAGATCCTTTATCATCAGCAACTGGCTGGTCGTAGGCTTGAGGCCGATGTCCAAGAGCGTGTGATCGCCCATCTGGGACATACGGATTGCGCCAGCGGCTTGCATAGCGCGAACCATATTGTACCTGCTGGCCGAGAACCTGTCCTGATGGGGAGCCTGAATGCCGTCAGGAAGATCTACCTCGCGGTGATCCGTGTATCGCTGGCCAAGGAAGTCATCGCGGCCCTTTCGGCCAGTCGGGATGAAGTAATCACCTTCGCGCTTGAAACCAGCCGCGTCTCTTCTGCCAGAGAAGTCCAGCATTCTGCCGTCAGACAGCAGGTAGCCAGCCTCATACGGATCGCGGGTAAGGCCAAACTTCTCGATGTTGGTTCTGATCATCCGATCAGCGAAACTGTCCTCAGGCTGGCTTGGGCTGTACTTGCGCTTGGGATTGATCTTCCAAGCGGGCAACCACTTATCGATAACATACTTTCCATCGACTGTGTTGCCTTCAGAAAACGCAGTCATTGATCCTGTTGCGAAGTACTCACCAATCTCAGGTCTTGTGTCCCTTGTAGGGATCATACCCTTAGAGTCTTGCTTGGCGGCCGCGATGTTCGGGTTCTCTCCCATTACCTCGGCAAGGAGGCTTTGAGCGTCACCAATCCTTCTGCCCCTGATGATCCTTGCGCCATCCTGATTGGATGTTCCGTCACCGATCATCATAAACTCCTTTGATGCCGCAGTGCTGTAATCAAACGACACTTGGTTAAATCCAGCGTATTTAAGTCTCTCTACAATTTCAGCAAGGAAGCCTTTGAGTATCTTGTTGTCTGCCGAAGGATAGTCGCTTTGCGAGTCTAGTACATTGTTAGACTTCTGCTTACCGCGCATAGGATTATCGTACTTGAAGAACTTAAGTTCTGCCTTTCCAGACACATCCCTGCCAGAAGCGCTTTCGGAAGTGCGGACAATGATGCCGAACACCTCTTTGCCGTCAGCATCTGTCAGCGAGACTCTAGATCCCTTGAAGCCACCTTGCGCTTCCCTGATATCCTTTTTGTTCTTAGTAGGGTACAGCCCAGAAGTGTTGAAGTTAAATCCACCAAGCGCTTCACGCGCCGTGTCGCTGAACAGGCCGCCGTTCTTAACAGTGGAAGTGTCGTTGGGGAATGCCTGATCAAATCGTACGAACGAGGGGCTGTACTTCTGGGTTCTGTCAATGCGCCAGACATCCACTGGGCCTTTTTGAGGTATGTATCGGCTAGTAGGAGTTTGGTTCTTTGTTCCAGCAAACACGATCTTAAGGGCATCGTGTTCATCGACAGTCGTGATGAAATCTTTGTCTGCGGCTTCGACATCGTAGTCGTTCTCGTAGATCCTCGTCATCTTATCTACATACTCGTCCGTCAACTTTCTGTAGTCTGCGGCAGTGAAATCCTTCCTAGGGATCAACAGTTCCGTGACTCCAGCCATCTTAAGTCGTTCAACTGTTTCCGCGATCACCCCAATGATAGGCTCGATTGTGATGTGATCCGCTTTGCGGCGCATCTGGAGAACGGCCTGATGGCCCTGCTCGATGGGTCTGTCGCGGTTGACCATCAGGTAGAACTCGGCGCCAGACTCTGCCCTGTATCCGCTGTCGGTAAGCGTGATAAAGGTCATCGGGTTGCGATGCTGAGTGTTGGCTCCCATAGGAGCGTCATTCATACCTTCCCTAAGTTCAGGATCAGCCACCTGTTCGTAACTGAGGCCGTATCTACCTGCCAGTTCTCGAACCGCCGTCTTGCTCCAGAATTCGCCACCAGCCTCAATATCGGTCTGGTTAAACAGGCGCTCAAACGGAACGAAGGAAGGGCTGTACTTGCGCTTAGGATCAATGTCCCACTCCGCATCGGCACCTTCTCCCTCCCAGCCATCCTTGCGTCTGTCGGGAGCCTTGCCCATCGCGGACTCGATTGAGTCACCTACAAGATTCGGGATCCTGTATTCTGATCCGTCAGCGCGCTGGATCGTCTCGTTCCACGCGGCGCCGAACCTAACAGTCTTAATTCCAGTAGCCGCAAGTCTCGCGATGGTTTCGCGGAAGACGGCAACTGTCAGTTCAGGGTTAAGCCTACCGAGGCCACCGACATAATCGATGGTAGCCTCGCCAGTCCTCTGGAGCAGATCAGGCCGTTCATAGTATGCTCCTTCAAAGCCCTCAGGATGCTTGTACCCAATGAGAACTGTGAACGAGAAGTCCTGCATCGTGTTGACGCCGTTGATGTCGTTGGAAACAACTTGGACGCTGATGTTTCCATCGTGGCCAGCCTTGCCGTCAGATCTATGGCCATCAGTTCTAAACAGGATTCCGATACCCTTCGGAAGATGGTATTCGGCGTATTCGCTGTACAGGCCGCCGTTGCCCTTCATACCGCTGTCGTTGAACGCGCGTCTGAACGACACGCTAGACGGAGAGAACAGCCTTTGAGGATCGACCCAAGTCTGGATGTCTGCGTTCACGCGCTCGTTGACATTGATTCTGATCGCTTCCGCGCTGTCGTAGGTGACAGTGCGAGCAGAATCGTCCATCTTGAATTTGGTATTACCCTCGCCGTAGGTGTTGCGCCTGTTCTTGAAGACGGCACCCTTCTTGTTGACGATGAAAGATTTGAGACCCTGAGTTCCCCTAGAGAACAATCCAGCGGCCTTGAACCTTGCTCCAGCCTCTCCGTTTACGGCATCACCAGCACCTTGCAGTTCGTAGGCAAGTTCGTAAAGGTTTTGAGGAGTAGTAGGGATGTCGAGCGTCTGGGCAAGTGTGCCGAATTCGTGGGATCCGTAAGTCAGCCTGTCCTTGATCATCGATACCTTCTGGCGCTGATTCATTATGGCCTGAATTTCGTCTGCGTATGTTCCGTCAGGTTTGTAGATCATCTCGCCCTTCTGCACCCGATCATCGATCATATCCTGCATCTTGTTCCGCAGGATAAGAGACTCCCCATCAAGCCACATCCTGAAGTATGTAAATTCGCCAAATGCTCCAAAGGCTGTGGTAGGATTCACTCCCTGAGGGGCCAATCTCTTTGCCTCAGCCTTTGCCGCTTCGTATCTAGCGACTAGTTCTGGATCAGTTACAAATGCCTCAAGACCTTCAACCATCGGTCTTGTGTAGCCGTCCATCGCGTTGGTTCCGCTGATCTTGCCGTAATCTGTGTCAGTCCTGTTAGGGGCGTCAGGAACCACCTGAGCGCCACTGTTTGTCCTCAGGTATTCAGCCTGATCGGTGACAGTCACGGCCCTGATGTGTCCATCGGTGGTAGCGATCCTGTAAGATCTCATTCCAGACGGATGAGCCAAACTTGCTGTCGGCCCTGTGGCTATGATCTGAATATCAAATCCTCTGCTATGTGCGGTACCCCAGTTGCCTGTAAGCGATGCAGGAGTGTCGTTTCCGTAGGTATTCAGTCTGAAGTCAACGGATACCAGTCCGTTCGAATTGGAAAGCCTGTTGGCAAGGGCATTTAGTCTGGCAATGTATTTAGCCATCCTATGCGAATACGGCATAGGCGCACTTCTTGTGCTACTTGGATTCTTCGGGAACGCTTCTTCAAGCGTCTTGCTGTTCCATTTGTGGAACTCAATAGTCGGGCTGTCGTCAGGTCTGTACTTGAAGATGTTCGAACTATCAGGGTAGACGCCGATGTTCACCAGCGTCTGGCTGTCGGCCGCTTGGATCGGGTTGGTAGCCTCGTTGACTTGGAACCTTTCTCCGTTGATCTCGATGGTTCTTTCGCCGCCTTGAGCGGCCACCTCTCCTGTCAGACGGCCGCGAAGCATAGCCTCGGCTTCCTTTCGGCCAGTGACCTTAATGGGCTTTCTGTCAAAAGCGCCGATGATCTCAAAGGTGTTGCTAAGAGATCCGTCCTTGTTGCGCTTCTGAGTCATCTGGTAGTTCTTGTCTCCCCAGACAACGCCGCCTTCCGATGTGATGATCGGCTTGGCCAACTTCTCCTTGATCCACAGGTCGGCCTTCTCGGCCGTTAGGACGACATTCCCCTTGGAACTGGGCTGACCCTGTCTTGATGCATCATCAGCCAGAGTCTCAGGGCGTCCTCCCCCAACTCCTCGCTCGGTGCTGGTTCCAGCCCAAGTCGTCCGATTATTCTCAAAGACGGCGGTATCTGTTGTGAAGAGGTCTCCTGCTCGCTCGTTCTCTGCGGCAAGGGCGGTCTCTCTTTCGAGGCCATTCTTGTATCGCTGTAGCCTGATGGCAAGGCCGACATCTCTTCCGATCTCGGCGCTGTTGAAGGTGTCGAAGGAGCCGCGAGGGACTGTTTCGGCGCTGATGTGGAAGTCATTGAGTCGTAGTTCGGTTCCATTGATGGATGGGTTTTGAGAAATTAGTTCCTTTAGGGATCTGCTCCATTCGCCCATATACCAGCGGGCGCCAGACTCAGAAAGAAGGTCTTTATCGCCTCTCTGAATCTCAGGGATCTTGCTGAACTCTCTGTAGCGAGCCGTGATCTCAGGAGTGCTTACGGCTTGAACGCCGATGTACTTGGTCAGTCCATCGATCTTCTTCTGGAGAGCCTTGGCTTCCTTGCTGTTAGGATCCAGCCTAGACATCTCGTTTGAGAGCCTAGAGATCTCGGCAGAATGCGGGTTGCGCGGATCAGGAATCAGCGTGAATCCGTCAATGAAGGGATTTTTTTCAGACAGAGTCTTAGCAATCAGTAGGGCATCGGCCTGAGACAACGCCCCGCCAAACATCACATCACCAGCAGGTCTGGCGTTAGGATGGTTAGATCCGACAAGTTCGGCCACATACACATCCTTCTGGGAATAGTTCTTCGCCTGTGTGACGAGGTAGTCCGCAAGGAGGCCAAGTTGATTGCCTACTGTGGGGTTTGCGATCTCGTCCTGAAGGTTGGCTTCGGCGAGGTCGAGGGCCGCTTCGGCTCTGGCCAGATCCTTCTTCTTTTTGTTGATATTCTTTTGCAGTTGCTCGCGAACCTTGATGTCTACCGAGGCCGACATCTGCTCGGAATACTGCCTAAGCAATCTTGCCTCGTTGCTAACCCGCGTGAGCGCGAGGCCGCGCGTGTTGGCGAGAACAGTGGCTTTGCCCCTGTGTGCAATGACATCGAACATCAATGAATGCTCTGCCTTGCCAGCGGTGACGCCGATAGTCTGACCAATGTTAGATCCGCGCAATGCGTTGCCTAGCGCGTCCGCAACAAAACCACTGAACTGCTGAACCTTTTCCTTGGGGAACGCGAATCTTCTTCCAGATCCAGATCCGCTGATGGGGACGCCTCTGATCTGAGTGATGCCAACGGATTCGTAAGAACCAGAGAAACCAGCGAGCATTCTGCGGATGTTCTGATAGTCATCGATCTTGTCTGGATCCTTGAACCCAGAGAACTCGGACATCGGGCCTTCGAAGGAGGACATCTCTGCACCGATTGTCTTAGTCCAGCCGTTCTTATCCCATACGCCCTTTTCGTGGAACCAGATAAGAGCCTGAAGGTCGTCAGGCTGGATCTCGGCAAATTCGCCGCCTCTCTGGCGCAGACGCGCGGCGGCCTTTTCAAAGACCAACTGGCCAAAGCCAAAGTCGCCTCCGACTTCCCACTGGGGGAATTCAGCGGTTCCGTGGTTATGCCAGAGGTAGTCAACGCCTGTCTCCATCGAGGCGTTCAAACGCCAAATGCTTCTGTTCTTGATCTTGGTGTTGATCAGTCGGTGGAGCGTTCTAGCCGCCCAGACATCGATAGTTGCCGCGCGCGTGGTGCCAGCAAGGTTTCCAGCAAAGTTCGGAGTCTTCGGGCCTTCGGTAAGTTCGTGCCAAAGATTGTACATCACCTGACCGACCTTGATCGTATTGGAATTGTACTTCTTGCCGTTGCCGCGAAGCATCAGGTTGGCCTTGTCTCTGAACACCCTGCTCTTTGCGGCATTGATGCCTTCGGACAACTGAAGCGGCGTAAGCCTGTCCCTAGGTTGTGCATTGAGTTCATTCAGGGCTTCAACGAAGTCCTTTACCACCTGCTCAGGGATAGCCTCATCACCTTCAAGGTTCTTGAAGTTTACGATGTCGTCCCATTCGTAATCGGTCTTGTTAATCTCGTTGGCCCTGTTCGCGGCTTCCTTGGCCCTGAGCAGATCAATAGCCTCTGACTCAAATTCAGACACGCCATTAACATCCTTGCGGCTGGCCTTTTCGTGGATGAGGCGAAGTTGTTCGTGGATCCTAGAAAGAGTCTCGTTGTACTTGCCCTGAGCAAACAGGGCCAGCGCTTCTTCCGCTTGCTTGAAGTTTTCTTTGACAGGTGTCTTCGCGGATGTGGCGCCCTGACTTTCGGCAAACATACCATAGACGGATCCAAAGATGGAGAAGCCGTCTCTCACCATATTTCTGTACCAACCAAGACCTTTCTTCTTTGCGGGATCTGCGGCCGCCTCGATGGCTTCGCCCTCAAGGAGCATAGCCACTTCTTCCGCGTGTGCGTTGACGGCGGGATCGCCCATTCTATAGTGGTCAGAACCAGCAAGCGTTTCCAGAAGGCTGTAACTGACTTTCTGGAACTTAAGCACTCTTCGCGTATCTCCTACCTTGGCGTAGCCTCTCTTCACCTCGACATCATCGGCAGTATACTTGATCTCCTTGCCTTCTGAGTTCTTGAGCGCTTCCGTCTTGGGTGTGCCGTCCTTGTTCATATCAAGGCGGGCTGGAAGCAGTTCTGGGTTCGCCAATTGGATCTGCTCAAGCGCGCTCATATGGCCTTCGAACAGACGGAGGTGAGGATGCTTCTGCTGTCTCAGGTTATCCATCAGCAGTTTGTTGTGCATCTTGTTGGCCGCCATAATGGCGTGGGAAGATGTGGCAAAACTCTTACCAGCGATAATCCTGAACTTCTTCGTGGAGTCTACGAGAAGGTAATTGCCATCAATGACAGCGACAAGGATGCCCTTGTCTCCACCCATAATGTTGGCCTTAAGCAGGTTGCTACCGATCAGTTTGCGGCGCTGGCTGTCAAGGTTGATAAAGTCCTTGGCCTGTTCGACAGTAGAGAACGCATAAGGTTTGTCGAAATCGTTGGCCGCAACGAACCACTTCTTGTCCTGTTCGATGATTGTGTACTTTACGGATGTCTGAGTGGCGATTCCGTCCTTCTTCCTGATCCGTTCGAAAGAGAAACTAGCGGTCATCATAGTGACCTTCTTTCCGTCCTTTTCGATGATCTTTGGCGCCCCGAATGACGGCTGGAAGTTCCCAGCGGCCTTGGGGTAGAAACTAGGTTCGCTCAGGCGCCAGTTGCCATTCGTCACCGACAGATCCTGCATCAGGTCTAGCCTGAAAGTAGTGAAGGCAAAATCAGGGCCGCGCTCCCAAGCGTGGAACGGCCTAATGATCGGGTTGTTGTACAGGAGGGCTTCTCCATTAGGGCCGAATCCACCCTTCGGGATGGCGCCCATAATCCTGAACATAATGTCCCTGACGGCTTCTCCTTGCTCGCCGCCGCCAAATAGTTCGGCGCTGGGAAGGCCGCCGTCAGAAAGGTTCTCAGTGTATCTTCTGAGGTGATGCAACATCACATCCATAGAGCCTGCAAACAGATCTGCCACATTGACAGTCTTTCCGCTAGGCAGGGTATAGGTGTTGTTGAATTCAGCCGCACCGCGCTTGAGGATCACCCCAAGGTCGATGCCAGTGATCATAATCTCAAAGTGAGGGGTGACAATGTTGCCGTCCCTGTCCTTTGAGGTCATTACGAACTCCATCTTGTACGGAACGACTTCTCTGAATGTCGGAAGCACCTGATGCTTTGGCTTCTTGAGTTTGCCGACAGATCCGTCATCCGCGTAGTATTCGTGCGTAAGCGCGTTGTACAGGAACTGGATCTGGCTACCGCCTAATCCGTTGCCGCCTACGCCGTTGATCACATCCCTAAGGACGGAAAGATTGATCACCTCCTTGGGCAACAGAAGGCCACTGTCCCTAAGCGCAATGATGGCCTCATCGGTAAGAATGCCAACGCCGCGCTTATTGCCGTGCTTGTCCTGAGTGATAACGATGCCAGTCACCTGTGGGCCTTGGCCTTCAAGCAGGTTAAGCATCTTTTCGCCTCGTTCTGCCCTTTCGCGCTCTACGACCTCAGGAGCCTTAAGTTTGCCGTTGGCGTCAGCCCAATGCTCAAGGCCAGCCCTCTGAAGTACTGTCTGAAGTTCGTCAGGCGGGATAGTCGAAAGATCCATCGCGTTGGACGCGCCTTTGTTGGCCAAACGCTTCATCAAATCATCCATCGCGCGTTCAGCCGCAGGGTTGATCAGGAACTTGCCATCCTTTGTTCTGAAGATCTCTCCGATGCTCTGCTTGTTGATAGCCTTATCAATGGCGATCTTGTCGGCGCGGAGCCTATTGATCTTTTGCAACAGAGCCTCGTAAACTTTCTCGTTTTTGATTTTCGCAATCGTGCCGTCTGGGTTCCTGACGACAACGCGCTCAAGGGATTCGAGAGTATTCGAAAACTGCTGATCGACCTTTTGAAGCCTTGTGATCAGATCCTTCGCTTCATTGGAGGCTCTCAAAGCCTGAACATCGCGGATACGCAGTTCGATGCCTTGTCCGTTTAGATCCTTCTGGATCTGGAAATCGATAAAGTTCTCCAGTTGATTGGTCAGCCTTCTAAGGCCGCTTCCGTTGCCACCTCTAAAGAGGAAATCGGATCTGTTACGCTGAAGATAGGATTCAAAGTAAAACGCGCCAAACTCTTCGGCGTAAAGATTAAGCAGGTCTCTAGCCTCTTTTACTTTCTGCGGTGTGGCTGTCTGGTCGTTCAGGACGCTCCACGCAGTATCAAGGTCAGCCTTTGCTTCAGCGGCGCCAGTAGGATCATCGGAGTGAAGCACATCAATGTACAGTTCGCCAAACGACTTAAGCATCTGGGTGTTCATCGCGCCCTTCTGGGCAGTAAGAAGGCCGTTCTCATCGCTGATACCGAACAGCGAGTTATTGAAGTAAGAGATAGCCTTTTCGCGGGCGAGCAGTTTGTGAATCGCGTGGAAAACTTCGTGTCCACCGACAGTGTTTGAAGCCATACCACTTCCACCAAGAAGGCCAGATCTGTCCGCGTTGATGTAGATGATTCCGTTGCCAGCGGCGCCGTCCATAAACACGCCGTTGTAAGCGTTCTGGCGCGTGTTGATTCTAGATCTCTGCTCTTTGGTGCCGTTCAACCTGACATCGTCCAGCCACTTGTTGATCTCGATGGACAGTTCGGCGTTCTTCTCGCCAGCGATTCTGCGCGTTTCAGCCGCAAGATCTCTTGTAGCATCGCTCATCGCTTCCGTCTCTGCCTGTCTGGTCAGGCGCTCTACCTCGGCCTTGAGTTCCCTGACTCTGTACTGGCGGCCTCCGATGTTGAAATCCGTGTCAAGTACAGCGTCTAATCTCAGCACATTGCCAGTGATGTGCGCCGTGTCGGATTCCCTGTGAATGATCACCTTTGTGTTAAGTCCGCTTGCCGCCTTAATGGCGCCGACCAGTTGCGGGATTCTATTCCAATCTCTGTCCAGTTCGGCTCCTCTGATCAGATCTTCCACGATCTGTTCGTTCACTGTACCCTTTGCCATCTTTCTGGCATCGGCAGTAGCGCCAGTATGAGTCCAAACGCCAGATCTGTACTGTGCATACGAAGCAAGACCAGCGGATGTGCCGCCAATACCAATGCCGCCCCAAATGCCGTGTATGCCGCCGCGATGGCCATCCTGAAGGAATCCAAGGCCGTAGCCAACGCCAGCGCCGTGCCAAGATCCCTTTACAAAATCATAGAAAGGAGCAGAAAACGGCCCCATAACATTGGCCGCCACCTTAGACATTAGCCGCGTAGCGCTCGTCAGGGATGTGTCTACGGCCATAGCCTCCCAAGTGCTGACGAGACCAGTTGATGTTCTGGCGGCGTCTCTATAGCCATACCTTTGAAGGGTTGTCCCAAATTCTTTGGCCGCTTTTCCGAAGCCCCAGATCCCTGCTAGTTTAGTTGAAATGCCGTAACCAAAGAACGCATCAGTGACGCCCAGCGTACGCATAGTACTCTTAAACAGGGTAGCGTTATACTGCATACCTGTCTTGGCCGCCACTACTTCTGCAAGTTTAGACAACTGCTCTCCAGCCAGTCCAAATGCACCAACAAGCACTCTCCCGCCCTTACCTACTGTCCAGCCTGTGACTCTAGTGGCGGCTCCTAGCGTGTAGTGTTCAAAGGCGTGAAGATATGTGCCATACCTCAAAAGGTTTCCACTGATTGCATTTGCCGTTCCCAGTTTGATAATGCCATTCTTCGCGCTCCATTGCGCCGCCGCGCCAAGGCCACCAAAGACGCCGCCGCCTTCGATCATTCCCGCGCGCGTCATCGCAGATGCCCTTCCGACAAGTGCGGCAGGATTGATCCGCATCATACCGACATTCACAAGTTGGGCGTTCATTGCGCCATACTTGGCAAGGCCAGCACGGACTTCTTCTGTCGTGTAGCCAGAAACCATAGCACCTGCGCGAGCCATAAGGTGGGATTTTTGGCCCTGCGTAGATAGTTCGATCTCGTCTTGATTCGACATCGCGGAATCGAAATTCGCGACAAGAATCTTAGGATCAGCAAGGCTAGGATCTCCGTTGATCATCCTCCACCAATCTCCCCACTTGCCGCTCTTAAAGTGTCCCCACTTGCTTGTAGGATCGAGGGCGTGGCCGAACGCCTGTCTCCCTAAAATCTCAGCGCCAGAAACGCCAGCATCCGCTATGCCAAGTGCTGTAAAATTCGCGGCAATAGCGCCAGCCTCCTTTAGGGAGTCATCTAACACTGTATCTGCGTGGTCAAACATACCACTGCCCCAAGCCCTGTTGAACCAAGCGGCAGGGTGAATTTTTCCTTTTAATAGACTTTGTCTAGTTGCCTCAGAAATCTTTGCCCATTCCTCCTTATTAGGCTCGGCCTCACCATCCATAGCGCGAAGAAGCGGATCTTTGTATCTAAAAATTGCATCTGGCGAAGTATCCTCGTCTAGCGTGTCCAGATCAAAATCTGTAATCCGAAGGGGCTGTTGATTGGCGCTGAAAGCCTTACGGCCGTCATAGAATGTCTCTCCTTTTGCTTCTCCAATTCGCTTTGCAACGGACGGCACCTCCTCTTTGAGGGCCATCATAAAGTCAGCCATCTCGACCCTGTTAAGGCTCGCAAGAGCGGCTTGGAACTCGGCATCGGTCTTAATGCCAGTCTTTGTGAGCAGTTCTGGCTTTTCTTTAACCTTTGCTACGAGTTCATCGACTACCTCTTTTCTGTAAGCCTTTGGGTTGGCTTTGAACTCCTTGATAGTATCAAAAAACAATTTAGTGTCTGCATCTCTTTGGGCTTTGTTCTGCTTGATCCGCTGTTCGCGAGGAGTCAGGCCGCCTTCAGCGGCGCCAAGGATCTGGCCAACGGAGACACCGCCAAGCCTTTTAATGCCTTGCGATTTAGCAAAGCCCCAAGCGCCGTGCCAGATATCTTCGTACCAACTGGTTTGCTCTCCGTAAGTGTTCCTGATGCGCTCGACCTCTTTATGGTTCTTGAGGCCGAACCGCATCATTTCCAACTTGTCGTCATCTGTAAGGCTTCTCCAAGTCGATCTGTTTTCAGCGATCATCTGCCAGTGCTTGGCGGCAACCATCTCTCTCTCCCTAGGGCTAAGTTCTCTGTGGCCGAGGACAGGAGGACGCTTTTCAAGTCGCTCCTTGGACTCGGCAAGGACGCGATCATAGTGTTCATCCACGACACGCTTGATCGCGGCATCATCGGGGGACATCTGATCCTTTAGCGGGGTGGCTCCACCAGTGACGATGTAGCGGCGCGCTTCGGCTTCATTTTTTTCGATCTCCTCCTTGGACAGAGTAGGAGGCGGGAGAGGAGACGCAGGATCGACAACTGCGGCCTCGGCGGCCTTCTTGGCTTCTTCTTCAGGCGTTGCGGCCTTGAAGTTCAAATTAGCCGCCCCACTACCCCTGAAAGTTAGATCAGCCATTAGTTTTGGTATTTCCTTACAATTTGTTCAACCTGTTGCGGATCAAGCCCAGATTGGTTCAAGACGGCTCTTAACTCGGACAACTTCTGCCTGTAGAATGATGGGCCACTAGAAGGGCCGTTCTCCTTGTTTCGGTTGATGTACGCTACGGAGATATCAGATCTCAAATCGTACCAGTCGTTGTTGAAAGTTCGTCCGTCCGTCTTTGCCGCCGTAACTGTGTCCCACCAGTTGGCAAGATCCTGACCATAGTACCTGCCTCCGTCTACTCGCGTGGCGGCCCCAGAAGAGACCTCTAGTTTGCCGCTAGGCGTATCAGCGGCAGGAATGGAGGAGAGGGTCACTCTTAGGGTATTGGATACATCCATCATCTGCTGTTCGGCGCGGGAGGCGAAGTCAGACGAAACTACAGTAGCGCGAGACAGGAGATTCTGTGCCACGATCTTGATCGCGTTGTCTTCCTTGATGTTGGCGTTTTCTAGGAACTGTGAGCCGATATCTGGAGCCAGCGTTCTGAGGTAATCCCAGTCCGTCTTAGAAAGGACGCCGAGACCTTTCGCCTTGATTCTAATGAAGGTAGCAACTGCCGTGGCGAACTGCTGTTTCTCTTCGGCGCTCATATCCGAGATCTTTCTGCGGGTGGGAACTCTATACCCTTCCACGATCCTGTCTTCAGTGACAGTTGGGCCGAGCGAAGGATTGGCCTTTCTTTCTTCTTCAGTCGTAGGACGAGTGACCTGTTCAAACTTTATAGATCCATCGGTGTTTCTGCTCTTGGTAAGATTTGAGATCTGACCAAGCGCGTACATCAGTTCGTTCTGAACACGGACATCCTTTTTGATCTCCAAAGAGGACTGCTCATCGAGCAACATAGTGCCTTTGACGAACAGCGAGAAGCGCCCGCTATCCATATCAAACAGTTCGTTGGACGGAGAAAGACCATCGACTGAAGCCATACCAAATGTCTGGGTGCTTCTCTTGATGTCTCTGGCCGCCTGATCAGACTTCCACTTTCTGAAGTTAGCGGCGGCTTCTCCGACTAGGTTGACGCCTCCAGCCTTGGAATCGTACCAGCGGATAAACTCAGGATCTCTCTCTCTTTTGAGGGCGCCAGTTGTCTTATCAACGCTGATCCTGTATCCATCGCCTGTCACTTCTCCGTCATAAAGGGCCATCTCATAAACCCACTGTTTCGCCTCAGGGGTCACAGGAAGATCCTGAGCCTTCATATTGGCCTCCCAAGAACTGGCGGCCATAAAGGCATTAACATCACGCGCGTGTTTCTTGAGGAATGTCGTGGGCTGATAGTTAAGCGCTACAGGCTTACCAGTCTTCTTGGATTCGGCCTGAGCCTTCTCGTAGGCTGTTCCGAGTTCTTCCCTTTCCTGTTGGAGCAGGGCAACCTCTTCTTTGACAGGCTTAGGGAGAAGTTCATAGCCTCCGCGATCCTTCGTGAGGTCTGTGATTCTTGCATCAAGGTCTGCCAGTCTCTTTGCCGCCTGAGTAGGATCAGCAAACTGAGCCGCCGCCGCCGTTGTCTCCTGAATGGCCGCCTGTTGTGCAGTGCTTGTGGACGCGACAGCCTGAGCGTATCGCGCATCCATCTCGTTGCTTGTAGCCTTAAGAGCCGCAAGCGTCTGAGAGTCTCCCGCAGGTGTTGCCGCGATCTGAGCCTGAACCTGAGCCTTTGCCTGAGCGAAGGCCGTAAGGAACTCAGGGTTTACCCCAATCATACCAGCCTTGTCGTCAATCTTCGCGAGGGGGATAGCAGACCTAGCATCAGCAGTAATGCCAGTAGCCCTGATCCCGACAGTGGCTCTTCGTTCTTTGTCCAAAGCCAATCTTGCGTTAGCCTCCCTGACCCCCTGCTCTGCGGCCCACTGAGCGGCCGCCGTGGCTCCAGCGGCCTTCTTGGCCTGTTCTGTTTTCCAGTCTTCGGAGAACTTGTCTAGGATCGCAATGCGGCCAAGCGCGGCCGTCTTGCCTGTAAGGCTCTTATCCGTCCAGCCAGAGATGTCCTTGGCCAGCGCGTCCTTGGCTTCCACGACAGCCCTGTACGCCAGCACCGCAGGATCTGTCGAATTGGGGTCTGTAGCCTTACCCTTAACCTCGTCAGGGGTTGCCTTGATCTGTCCGTCAAGGTAGGCGTTGATGTCTCCAACCTTGGCAAACTGGGCCTTGGCAGTTCCGTCAGCGATTTCGTGCTGTTGCTGGTTCTGCTTATACGCGGCGATGGCCCCGCCGATCCCTTCTCCAAGCGCCTTACCAGTGTTCTGGATGTTAGCGCCTACCTGAGCGTAAGCCTGTAGAAAGCCGTCAGGAATGGCGCTTACGCGCTGGCCTTCGTACTGCTTTGCGATGGGACGAGATCCTTCAGCCATAAATTCTGGTCATTCGTGGATAGACGATAAGATCCATACCTTCCTGAATGACAGCCTTCAACAGGGGCTTGTCCTTGATGTACTCAGCAAACTTCTCGCCGTGCTTAAGGTATGTAGATCTAAACCATTCTGGAGACTCGTTAAGCATCCAGCCCCTGAAGATAACCCATTTAGGATTATCAACTCCGTACACCTCTCTAGCCACCCAGCAACCTGTCCCAGTTGCTTTGCTCGCAAGACCCTGCGCCCAACCTCCACCGATGCCGCCAATAGCGGATCCAACGGCGCCGATGGTAGCGGACTGAACCTGCGCGCGGGCGGCCGCGTAAGCGGCGGCGGTCTGCTGGTTGGAGTTATTCAGGTCTGCCGCATACTGGGACTCAGGGTTGAACAGGCGCGGGCCGATGCTCTGGGAGAAGCCGCTGGCAAACTGCTGTTGGTTCATCCCCGCGTTGAACGCCTGACCTTGACGGCCAAGGATCGCTTGGAACGGATCAGCGGTAAACTGCTTGTTCAGGCCAAGGACGGCTCCAGCGTTCTGCCTAGCGGCCTGTTTGCGGGCCTCCACCAGTTGGTAGGTACCTAGCACATCGGCCGCAAGACCTTGGTTGCCCATAGACAGCCCCCTGTCAGCCATACCCATTCTCGCCGTCTGAAGAGCGTACCTTTGCTGTTCAGGGGTAAGGGCGCCATTTGCGCTCAGTTCGGACATCGCCTGAGAGTTAAGAGTTTCGATCAGGCTCTTTGATCTAGGGTCAGCATCAAGGTACGCTTGAGACGCCCTGCGGCCAAGCATCTCAACATCTAGGATGTCGGACGCTCTTTGGCGTGAAGTCGTAAGAGCCTCAGCGCGGGCCATAGAAGGCATCACATCCTTTTCAAGGATATCGATAAGACCCCTATCGCTAAAAGACGCAGGATCAGGAGGAGCCTGTTTCAGCAACTGAAGCCTGTTGATCTCGTTGTCGATCCTTTCAAGTCCAACGCTATCGTATACGACTCGACCCTTTCCTACTGCAATGCCACGGCCAATGGCGTCCCGCTGTTGCTTTAGGGAAGCAATTTTTGCATCGGCGCCAGCCACATCAGCCAAAGCCGCATCGTATTCTGCCCTGCTGGTTTCGCTCAGATCATCGCGCGTCACCCTTCCAAGAAGGCTGTTTCTGTACCCAGCCAATTCAAGACGCTGGTACTGCGGCCTGAACGCGGCCTCGGCGGCGTACAGTTGAGGAGCCATCTGCACCTGAGCCTTGAGGGCATCGGATGTCTCCTTGTAATAGTCCCTCGGAGGAGGGGTTTCTGGGCCTTTACCGCCGCCCATTGGAGGTTCTCCTTCCGATCAGTTTAGTAGCGATATCGTGGCCATTCATAGCGGTGAAAGCGCCCTTACGCAGTCCATAGCAGGGCTTGCGGTTAGGGAACCATTGCAAAAACAGATGAGCAAGTTTATCGCGGGATTCGTCATCGTCCGCGACAACTTGTGCAACAAAGATACAGGTTTTACCAACAGGAGGTTTCCAGATAAACACATTTCTTGCGTATTCCTCTTCGCACTCATACGCGATCATAGCGCCAGTGATCTGGCCTTCGTCATTGGTAACCCACCCCGCGTTCCCACTGAGCATATGGAACGCGATGTATTGCTTGAGGTAGTTGTCGCTGGAGAACGAGGAATCCCAAAACTCAGGGTCTTTGACCCTGCGCTTAACCAGATCGACAATGCCATCAACTGGGTTATCTAGCGAGATCACAGGAGCGCGGCAGTGCCAGCGGTGATGTCGTTCTTGTTCCAGACTTCAGCGGTAGCACGAACAATGAAATGCCTGTATGCGATGTGAGCGTTGCTTTCGGTAAGTTGAATCTGCAACTGTCTGGTCACATCTTCTGCACCAGTTGGGAAGTCGGATCTTTCGATTCTAAAAACAAGCCTGTGAGTTACAGTTCCGTTGCTACTTGCAATCTGATGTCTTCTCACGGCGATCTCTTTAACTGGGTAATTTGCACCTCCGACTGTCTTTGCCTTGAGCCTGAGCCTGTAATCCAACCACGCTCCCCCTGTAGTGCTGAGTTCGTTGTGCCAGATCTCAACAGCCAAGAACATTACTTCGTTGGCTAGAAGTGAGAATGGGTTTGTCGTCTCCCATAGAAGAACACCGCCGCTTGCGACAGCGTTGATCTTGAAGGCGTTGTTTACAGTAAATCCGCTGGCAAAAATAGTGTCTGTGATGCCAGTATAAACTGTTGTTTCAGACCCCCACTCGTATTCGCTGTAGCCACGCTTGATAGGAAAGATCGTAGACGCACCAGCCTTCTTGTATGTGGTGGCGTCAACAGTAGTCGTGTTGATCGCAGGGACTGTAAGTTCGTCTAAGATGGCTACTTCAATAATGTCCGTAGACTTGCCTTCTACAGCCTTTTGGCGAATCGATATAGCCTTAACTTCAGATGTACCCAAAGATGACTGCTGAGATCCAGATGAGTTATGCTTGTCGAATGTCTTTGTTACCTTGAACTCGGAATACTGGTTAGTCCCAGAGCCTCCAGTGACAGTGGAGTCGAACTGGAGTTCCCACTTGTTATTGTAGTTCGTAATGCTTCTATTCGCGGTAAAGTTAAACGACCCACCAGCGTTCTCATTCGAAGCCCTAGAGATAGGCCAGCCAGCATTGAACACGAAACTGGTACCTTCCGAACTGTGCGCTCCAGCGATATTCAAAAGGCTGGAAGCCGCCGCGATGTTAACTGTACCCCACTTAGGATCTACGACAGCCGCACCAGACGAAGCGCCAGCCGCGTCAATAAAGATGCCGCAAAAGGTGTTGCTGGTTGGAGATCTGGAATAAAGGAATGTCTTGCCGTATTCGCTACCGCCTTCGTATTCCCAGAACTTTAGGCCGTTGGTCATATTGCCGCCCTGCATCAGGTCGCCAATGCCAAGTTGCATAAAGGCACCAGTGGAAGGTGCGTATGCTAGGAGTTTGTCGTTCTTCGTAAGCGTGTCCTGAAACAAGATGCTCTTGGATGTAAGGAAGAACGGCTGGATCGTTGTGAGATCGATCAAGTCTTTAAGTTTCTGCGCGGTGACTAGGTCGCCGTCAGAGAAGTTCTGGGATCTATTAAGGTCAGGCATTTTAGTGTTTGCTCACTAGGTTTCTGCCAGTGAGCGTGGCGTCAATAGTAACCCCACGGATTGCGGGGCGACCAGAAAGGAATCGGTACTCTACCTGACAAGCATAGCCGCGCTGGGCAATAGACACCCTTCTTGTGGCGTCAGGCTCAGGCAAGGACACATAGAGATCAGCCTCCATAACCTTATCTGGGTTCAGGATCTCAACTGTTGTTTTGATAGTTCCACCTTCAGGAAGAGCCAGATCAGTAGCCACGGAAGAGAACCTTTTCTCGAATAGGGTACCTAGCGTGAACCTGCGTGTCGTGATTCTGGTATCCGTGGAATATGTTCTGGCGCCTGTCGGCCTGAGCCAAAAGCCATACTCACGCGCTGGGGTTGACGGATCGTCTTCGATCAACTGCGAAGGCAAAATGGAAATACCTGTAAGGTCAGTCTCGTCACCTTCATCTGTTTCTTCGCAAAGGTAAACGCCACCAGAAGGCGGCTGTACGCTTACGCCGTCCTGCATATAGGGAAGTCTGCCGCCGCCGTTGTTAACGATAAATAGCCGCTTTCTGGAACCATAGTTCACTACCTCAAATGAGTCGGCGTAGAAGTTTCTGGAGTCTTTTTCAGTGTTCACCCTGACTGGGTAGGTGTCGATAGACTCCCAAGCCTTGTTCAGGATGTTAAAAATAAACACTTTGTTGGGCCGCTGGTGCAAGTTGCCATCTTGATCCACCCCTACTGGGAGGGCCATAAATAGCCTGTTATCAAAGAAGACTCCGTGCGCGGTATGCAGGTACTCGCGGTTGTACTGGAGTAACAGGTCGTTGATCGGGGCCGAAAGCGGTTCCAGCGTGTTGATGGTCTTCAGGTCTAATTGAGGCTCCAGCATATAGATGCCGCCGTCAGATAGGAAGAAGATGTATCGGCCAGTGTTTACGATGGCTCTTTTGCCTACGCACCCGAAAGAGTTCGAAATGGATGTAATGTAGGACTGGGATTCAGGGCCGTCCCCTACTGCATACGCGCTGTTCACGACCCTGCCTTTGTAGATCGAGTTGCGCTGGAAAATGATAAACTCGTTGTCTAACCAAGGGCTAAATCCGATCAGTTCGTCATAGGCGCCTAGGTTGATCGTGAACTGTCCGAATGTCAGATCAAAGGTGTTGAAGTCCAGATAGTCCGATACGGCCAACTTATCCCTGCCTTGCTTCAGGATGATCCGATTGCCCTGATAGATGGCCACATCGGAGGGCGGCATATTGGCAGTCGTTCCGCTGATGACCCCCTGAGGAACTACGGAAACCGAAGATCCATCGAATACTAGCGGAGCCTTAGCCTTGGTGGCCAAGCACTCCAGCGTTTTGGATGCGTGTGTCGCGGCAAGTTGATAGGTAAAGGTAGTAGGGCTGGCAACGGAAACGACATACGATCCGTTGAACACTGCGTCAGTACATCCGCTGATGATAACCTCATCCCCACTGGAATAGCCGTGATTAATGGGCAGGGTTCTGGCCGAGTCCGAGTATTCGGTCACAGTAACAGTAATGCTCGGATGACCAGCGTAGACGAATTTGGCGTACCTAGGGTCGTGCGAAGGAAGCCCCCTGAAGATGAACAGTTTGTTTACGGCCTGAACGGCTGAAACCGAATCAGAAGCGTCAATGTCTCTTCCATTGAAAGGATAGAAAACGCTGTAATCGTTTATTGCAGGGTCGTAGAAACCGACAGCGTTATCGCAGATCAACGCGATCTTCTCCTGACCTTCTGGGGTTACGAATTTAGCGGAATGCCTGACAGTTCTTCCGTCTACATCGTCATTGTTCATCCGTTTGTTACCTTTGCGCGCTTGCGCGATCCCACGCTCCAGACGGATGTTCTGGGCGTATTGGAGATACTGCTCCTTCAGGAGTACAGGGTTCGTGCGGCTCTCAACGCCCACGAACCCTCCGTCTCGATCAGACTTGTACTCCGCATTAGGCATCAGTACGGCGGGTTGTTCTGGTTGTCAGCCGTGTAGAACTGACCGCTACCAGCAAGGTACACATAGCGGTACAACCATTGCGATCCATCATAGAACTGACTCGAAACACCTACAGGGTTATCCCAATTGCCAGTGTAAGTAGGGCCATTGGCAGAATAGTATGTCGAGTTTGTAGAAGTGGAATAAGTGGTCACATTTACATTATCCCAATAGCCAAGCGTGGTGTAATCAATGTGTTCAAAACCTACATTAGCGGTTCCTGAGAGCGAAATCGTACCGCCATTCCAATCGGTAAAAGAGAAGTCGTAACTAGCACTTGTAGTGCCTGTTTGCGTAGAATGGATTAAAGAGTTGGCAGAGTTCCACGGCCACCAACTGGCAGTCGTAATGCTGTAGACTACTACAAAATTGCCAACCGCAGGGAAAGGGTGATTCCAACCCACAGTAGGCAAGTTTGTTTTCTGGTTGGTTATGGGAAAGATTTGCGTAGCCGCGTAGTTCTGCAATGCAGACAGCGTCTGCATCGGATTGCCAGTAGAAGGAACTGAAGACGCCGTAATGGCGTTCAACTGGTTCTGGGTGATCTCGTTCCCGACCTCGACCACATTGGTCGGGATCTGGGTACTAGGCCCGCTGATCGTGATTCCCATTAGGAGTTGGAGTATGCGAGGTGAACCTGAGCGGCGCCAGTGGCGATCAGACGGACAGGGCCGTTGTAGTTCTCCTGAGTGATGCTACCAAGCGGGGGGATTCGGATGCCAACTGTGCCAGAATCGGCGAAGATGGCTTGGACTGTCTGCGTGGCAGAAGTGTTCTGAATCACCAAAGCGACTCGGCGGGTTCCAGCGGGCGCAATTGGAAGAAACTGTGCGGCGGTGGTGGTGACGGCTACATCCGCGTGGACATAGCCCTTGATAAAGGCTCCTTGGTAAGCGATATTTTTGCTCATATTAGTAAGAATCGATAAAGTTAATGCGTCTGATCTGGCCCTGCTGGCGAAGTTCCTTGTCGTACTCCTGCTCTAGGACTCCAGCGGCATCTATGTCGGCTTTGCCAGCGTCTTCGTACTGTTGTTCAGATCTAAGGAAATCAGCGTACACGCCTCGGCTAATGTAGGAAGCGAACAAATAGGGGATCTGGATCTTAACCCATCTGGCATCGCCAGCCCCATTGTTGTTCAGTGGCTTAGTGCCAGCGGTGATGGCCTCTGAAGCATAGTAGAAGTTGCCAGCGTGAGGGAAACCAGCGACAGGCATCAATACGCCCTGACCAGATTCGCTGTCAAAGTACACCTGCGCGTTTGGCCGATAGGCTTGGCTGGCATTCCAGACATCGCCGTGAAATTCTGGCCGCTTTACCCTGTACTCAACCCAGACAGTCTGGATCGGAGTGTTTACCACGATCTTTTCTGTGCCGTTGATGTCAGCCAGAGCAAAGGAGACAAATACGGCCTGAGTGGTTGTGAGCGGGTTGCGGCTATAGACTCCAACGATCTCGCCGCTGTCAGCAGGAATGCTGAGTGAGCGGAGATCAGTGGTGGTGTCGTGAACTACAGTCGATTCGACCACCTTGGTCAGCGAGTACCAAGGGTAGGATTCCCAAGCCAAGCGAAGGCGCTGGTTGGCGAATTGGCGAATCGTCCTGAAGTTCTGATCAGTAATGTTCGCAAGGTCATACCCGCAAAGGTTGACCGCATCGAACAGGATCGTGCTGAAATCGGTAGTCCTCACAGGGGCTTCCCGCTTGTATCAGTGATCTTATTGTCTACGAGGACTTGGCTCTTCTTGGCAGTGTTGACCATACATTCAGGGTTGTCCTTCAGGAACTCCCTGAGAAACCCTTTGTCTTTCCAACAGTCATAGGTGCCAAAGTGCTGTCCCCAAAAGTGGTAAGACTCTGGAGGGATGCGGGCAATGAGTTGCCCGATCCCATCCACAGTCTTATCTACCCCTTTGTGGTTGGCTTTCGCCGCCCACTTGAGGTTGTGCTGAGTTCTGACCTTCTGCATCTCCCAACCAGTTCGGATCTCCCTGTGGAAATCCTTTAGGAGTTCCTCAGGTACTGCCTCCGAGATCTGGCGGGAGATGTCCACTGTTACGCGGATTAGAGGTCGAACTTGCCGAAGGCGAGCGGGTTATGGATGCAAAGACCCAGAACCATCTCGATAGCGTTGGCAGGGCCGCCGCCGTTGTCAGTCAGTTCGATGACTTCAGCGATGTTGCCGCCATAGCGGATCTCCGTGTGTTCGAACGGAACGATGAAACCCTTGTTGAGGTTCGGCGTAAAGACGCCGAAGTTCGGGTTTTCAGCGCCGCTGACAGTCGGATTCTGGTCGATATCGCCAAGCCAGTTGGAGATATGGAGGTTGATCTGACCGAAGTCGCCTTGGAAGACATCGATGTACTGGCTGTAGGTCGTTTCACCACCCTCACGCATCGTGCGGATCGGGGAGGTGGAAACGGCGCCGCCATTCGGGGTCGTATAGACGAGGTTGGAGAACGCGCGCTTCAGGTTCACGGCAACGAGAGCGTCCCAAGTGCGGTTCTGGCCGATCTGCTTGTACAGGGCGGTCAGCATATCCTGACAGTGGGATTCGTTGAGCGCGGCGGTATTAGCGCAGGTGTTGGCGTTAGCGACAGTACGGCTGGTACCACCGATGGTCTTCGTGGCCGAGGCCGCGATGATGTTATCGGCAGGGGTGCAATACTGATCGGGAACAGGAAGGGTAGCATCCTTTTCCCACTTGGTCTTCGTCCAAGCATCCAGAGCGCGGGTGCGGTAGCCAACGGAGCCGTTGTCAGCCTGAGCGGTCTGGGACGAGGTGAGGGCCACTTCGACATCGCGCTTGATCGCGAGCATCGCCTTAGCCATCTGGCGCGAGCGTTCCGAAGGCGTACCAGCGAGACGAACCATATTGGATTCGGTCAACTTGGAGACGCGGAACTTTCTGCGGAAGATCTGCGGGTAGGCGGCCAGCGTAGCGCGGTAGCCGATGGTGAACTGCTCCATCTTGGCGCCACCAGTGGTGTCACCAGTCGTGGATTCGTCCGTGCCGTCAATGACAGGCTGGACGCGGGGGTCGGGGTTCTTATCGACCTGCCACTGGAACAGGGTGTTGGAGGGTTCGGCACCCTTGCGAGCCATCGTGGTGAAGGGGGTATCCTTCGCCTCGACAAGCGTGATCATATCCGCGATATCCTCGCGGCGACCAACGCGGTTGGCTTCAGTAGCGGAGTTGTAGCCCTGAAGATCTCTTTCAAACAGTCTTGCCATAGTAGTATGTGCCTTGCGGCGGTTTTGGATTAACGAGACTTTAACCTAGCCTCAATTAGGGACGCGAGATCATCTCTGGAACCACTCTTAATAAACCTTTTCTCCATTTCCGTGGCATTCGTGTTTTGGTTTGAAGCCGATGGGCTAACGGAGGGGCGAGCGGGCTGGTATTGAGGACGGCGCTGGATAGGGGCCGAGGATTCCTTGACCTGCCTCATCTGACGATTGGTCATTCCGTAGACGAAGTCTCCGATAACCAATTTGTAGTCAGGGAAGGCGCCAAGTTCGGGGAAGTTCTTAAGGAGCGCAACGGCGGTATTGTACTCCTTGGTATCCTTCTTCGTCCACCACGGATACTCTTTCTCCGCGATAGGATCGAAATGACGGCGGGCCTGAATGAACTGAGCCTGAGCGGGAATGTTGGTCTCGATGTCCTTGAGAGCGTTGATCTTCATCTTGCGGACTTCGGATTCGTCCATATGGATGACTGTACCATCGCCCTTGGGAACTTCGCCACCATAGGGATTCTCTTCGCACCAGTCTCTGATCTGTCGGGCCTGTTCCAGTTTCTTTTGCAGTTCGGCCTCGTTCAGGACATTCCCAAACGGATTCTTACTGCGCGGGACTACTGGCTCGTCTTTCTTGCTTTTGACCTCTTCCAGTTCAAGTCGGAGTCTTTCGGCCTCAGCCTCGGCCTCGCGGCGCTTGGCTGTGATCTTATCGATCCGCTTCTGGATGTGGTTCGGGATACCATTTCCCTCATCCTCGTCATTACCTGCGACATTCTCTGCCGAGTTCTTTGACGATCTGTTATCAATGCCAACGGACGACTGGATTCCCTCTGCCAGAGGGTCGTCGAGTTGTCTAGGCTGGTCTTCCACCGACTGCATATCGGATTCGGTAGCATCCGTCCGCGCTTCACCAGATAGCGAGGATGTCTCGATGAAGGACGCGAGTCCTTCTAACGACAGGGGGCTGGTGTCCACCTGCGGCTCCGCGTTTTCAGCGGTACTGTTTTTATTTGCGTTGGGCATACAATTTAAGGACTTGTAAGAAGTCCGACAGAGTTTTGTGGATCTCAGAACCGAGGCCAGTTAGGCCCAATTGTTTGGACAGGTCAACAGGGTGACCAGCGCGATGGCAGGATCGGCAAACTTATACAAGATTTGCCAAGGATCATACCACATCGGGAGCGTTCCTTTTGATCGCCTGTGTTCTGGCATCGATCAGGTAAGCCTTGTAATCGATCAGCGCTTCCACCCTTCCGCACTGGTGATGCCGCTTCTCGCTGGATAGTTCGGCGCCAATTGCGGAGACAGTCTCGATAGAGATGAAGGTGTCGAGCAACGCGATCACCGCGTCAAACGCCTCGTTGGTGCCTTTGAAGCCCAACTTGCGAAGGGTCTCATCGGTGGCCTTGAAGTCTAGGTTGTCGCTCACTGGGGCATACCTTCAGGAGGCATCTGGGATTCCTGCGGAGCGCCCTGCTGGCCGCCCTGCATCTGTTGCTGGATCATCTGGATCGCCTGTTCTTCAGTGGCGCCCTGATTCATCAGTTCCATCACCATTTGGGCCATCTGGCCACCCTGAGCGGTGCTTTGGGCCTGTTCCTGAGCCATCTGCTGTCGGCCAGCAATAGCCTCGGCGCCGACATCCTGCCGCGCGGCCTCCTGACCGCTTTGCTTGCCTGTACGAGCGGCTTTGGCCTGTTCGATGACGCCTTTGACCTGATCGGCCATAGACGGCCCCTGAGGGGCAACGCCAGTCCTTCCGACCTGCTTGTTCTGTTCCTGCTGGACGGACATAGACAGGTTCTGGACATACTGCTGGAACAACTGCTGGAAGATCTCATCGCCCTGAAGAGCCTGTTGGGCCTTGGGGTTCTGCTGGAGGATCTGCTGGGCCAGTTGCAGTTTGGTCTGTGAGGACGGATCGTTCTCGACTAGTTGCGGGGCATTGCCCAACAGCATAAGGCCGATATCGGTCTGCACATCCCTGAACATCTTGTTGGAAGCCTGTTCGGTTTCCACGATGAGATCCTTGGCGGCGTCAGGAGAGATCGTTTCAAGGATCGCCTTGACCAACTTATTCCTGTCGATGACGCCAGAAGCATCCATCGGGACGGCGAACTTGGAGATCGCATCAAGTTTCTCCATAACAAGATTCGTATCAACTTCGCGGACATCGAATTTCACGATGAAGTCAAAGCCGCCGTGGATATCAGTCGCGCGCGCGGGAAGATCCATACCGCAGATACGCATCTTCTCTTCTGGCGTAAGGTACTGCAAGGCCAGCGTAAAGACCTGCTGGTAGATCTCAGTCCAGCAATGGAGCCATCCATTGACGACAGACTGCTGGAGCAGTTGAGATCTGACATCTTCCACATACTTGGAAGTCAGGCCGTAGTAAGCGGCGTGTTGGGCTTCCACGCGCTCGATCATCGAGAACGCGATCTGCGGGTTACCAGCGGGTGGATCGAGGAATGTGTAATCGTCCTTGGTCGTGACAGGCAACTGGACGGCAGGGCCGATGCGGTTGATAGCGCCGATGCGCTTGGCAACCTTGATCGGAGGAAGCGTCTCAATGGCCGTTCTGTCGCGCAGGGAATCGTGCTGGGCCTTGATCTCATCCTGATCCGTTCTGGACACCTCAGGGATGCCGCGAGACTCCATAATCGGGCGGCGAGTGACTTCTCTGGCGTAGCCAACGAAAGGATACTTGCCGTGGTAGTAGTCCAGAATTTCGTGCTTGGCGTACAGTTTGGTTCCGACCTGAGGGCTGAACGCCGTGTAGTAGATGGCAGGAATGCCATCGGGGCCGATCTGTCGCGCGTAGGCGTACACGATCTCGATCATATTCTTACCGCGCCAGACATTGGTGGTAAGTACATTGGTGACAGGCGTAAGGCTGGGATCGTTATACATAGACGATCTGCCCAAGGTAGCGGCGGCCGCTTCGATGAACTCCTTGTTCCAGCCATCGTTAACTTCCATTGCGCGGAGTTCGACTTCCGTCAGGAATGTTCGTCTGTAGATCACTCGCGCGCGCTGGAGGTCAGTAGTTTCCTGCGGGAATGTGATTTCATCGTACGGCTTTAGAGCGGTGACGCACGGAAGGTTCTTGATCACATACGGCTCTTCAATCTCAGCCTCTCCCTTTTCGCGGAGATCAACGACCATTCGCTTGCACTCCTTCACGCTGGCATTGTTAAGGAACTGCGAAAGATTGGCCGCCAGATAGTCGTCATTGGATCCGCTTTGGATCATCTCGATGACATTCGCCAGTACGGAGTCAGGCGCTTGCTCCTTGAACTGCTCCTGAATGGCTTCCAGATCCTCCATCGTCACTTTCTGGCGTCTGATGGCCGTTTCCTGATCCCAAGTAATGTGGAAGATAGTCCAGCCGTAGGTAAGGGCGTACTGGGCGCCAAGGTAAGCCTCGGAGTACAATTCCCTGCTTTGTCTGTTCTCCAAGATCCAGCGCATCATTGTCGAACAGGCCGTAGCGGGGCCGCCGTCATCGACAGTGACTCCGCTGACACGCAACTGACTGCGCTGAAACGCGGTGATCAGAAGGGCGCTGATATCGTTGATGGTTCTGTCCACCAGACGAACTCGCACATCGGACGCGCCTTCCCAAGGCATCGCAGGGTTTCCGTCTTGCCTGAGGTCGCTGTGCTTCTTGCCGTCATCCGACTGGCCGTGCCAGCGGCAGTAGCGGATATCGTCAAGAGCCGCAAGGCGCTCAAGCGAAGAGCCGTTATAAAGCGACTCGTTGTACTCCTTTAGGAGCGTTTCAAGATCTGGAGTCTTCTTCGCCGCCGCCAGAGCATCTGTCGTTGGCGTGTTCCAAGGTAGGGTTTTCATTGATATGTTTTAGGATTTCGTCTCGGTGGAAGCGATGCTGGCCGCCGAGGGTTTTGTAGGTAGAAAGTTTTCCGTCTAGGCGAAGCCTATCGAAGTACCGCGCGGACAAGCCAGTCATTTCAGAAGCGGCCTTGCGGGAGAGAAGGGGAGGGTAGGTCATTTTAGTACGAGAAAGGTTTTGTGGCTTGGTAGGTGTTATTGTTCTCAAATTCGGGATTCATCACCGCAAGGTAGCGAAGGCAGTCGATAGGATCCTTGGAGGCTCCCTTCTGGCCGTCTTGGCCAGTCCACTCCTTCAAGCAGAAAATCAGGTTTTGGCAATTTTCAGAAATATACAACTTGGGCTGGTTAATTGAACTTATTGGCTGTGACGGATCGTACGACAGCCAGTTGTTGATCATCCCAACGCCTTCTTCGATGGCGATGCCAGCCGCTTGGATCAGGTACATTGGATCATCCCCCTGCTGGAACAGGTCGATGATCGAAGTGCCGCCGTCTCGGCCAGCCGCCTGTTGCGCGCCAGCGCGAGGGTCAACATAGCGTTCCACGATGTTCTCCCCGCCTTCCAAGTGCCTTATCAGTTCCTTGTACTCGTCCAAGCCTCTACCAGCGTTGGTGGTCTGGGCAGGGCCAATCTTCCCATCGGCCTTATCGGATGCCAGCGCCCACTCGCCAACGGCCGCATCGGGCCATTCGCGGTAGACATAGCGGGTGCCGTCTTCTGTGACGCGCATCCAAAGCATAAACCAGTTTCTGGCCCCCGCAGGATCTACCGCTAGATAGTTCGTCCCACTGGCTGGGATCTTAGATGCCTCAATGATGTTGGCGTCCCCGAATCTAGGGAACTGGTTGCCCTGAAGCGACTCGGCCCAGCCATAGGCGCGGATCTTGATCTCGTAGGAGGATCTGCCCTTAAGGCTTTTGGCTAGGTGGTCGAAAGGGTTGTAAGGGTTGAACTCGGAGAAGAACCAAAGCGCGTAAGCGCCCCTGCGGACGCACTTGGCGATGTAGGGCATCTCGCCAGACTTGCACCCAATCACCGCGTTGGTTCCTTCCAGCAACTTGGCTGGCTTCGACTCTACTACCCTGCACCCAGCGAGGTAGTCCTTCACCACATTGGTGTAACCAGTTACAGGTGTGAAAGTTACGATCAGTTTACCCTTTCTGGTGATGTTACGGAATCTCAGCGTCTCCACCCAGTCTAGCGGCACAAGTTCATCGCACCAGATCAGGTCGGTTTCGCCACCTTCGATCACAGTACGCTCCTGAGCGTAATTCATAAAGAAGCACTGGCTTCCATTGGGCAAGACGAAGGAGTTTTCGGAGAAGCCATTCTTCTGAGTGTACGCAATGTTGGTGATCTTTGTCTTTTTTGCCTGTTTCAACTCAGCGGGCAGGTACTTCCAGACCACGCTCTGTTGCATCTGGATGCTAGACTGGTTGGTCGTATGGAGGCACCATACGCGCGAGTTAGGCTTGTTGATCAGGGTATAAACTACCCTTTTCGCCGCGTACTCGGTTTTTCCAGCGCGGTTACCACCGCTAAGTAGAATCTCATCATTCTGATCCAGAACTCTGTCGGCATCTTTCCAGTACCAAGGCTCATAGCCGTGTCTGTAGGGGTCACGCTTCTCGGCCTCGATCTTGTCCTCGCGGATCTGGAGGATCTCAAGGGTCTTTTCTTGGCCGACCTTTTGGACGAGCGCTTTGATTTCATCCTCTGTGGGAGCGTGGAGGACAGGGTGGGGAGTAAGCGCCAGTGAGGCCATCTCAACCTCCGTGGCTACGCCTGTACTTCCTGCTGTAGTTCCTGTGGTACGCCCTGTTGGTCGGAAGTTTAGGCGAGGACGCAAGGGTAGTCCCCTTACGCCTCACCTGCTTCGTGACGGCCGTTTGGTAGTACGAAGCGCCCTTCGCGTATCTGCGAACAGCGGATCGGTTACTGTTGGCCGCCTCTTTCACTTCAGTTCGTCCTTCTTGATGTCGTCAGACCACTTGGTCATATAGTTCTTGTACTTCTCGCTGGCCTTATCGGCGGCGCCGAGAGCCTTATCGATCTTGGATCGATTGTTGCGAGCCACAAAAACGGCACCGACAGCGCCGAGGACAATACCGACAAGAAGAGTAAGAATGTAGTACATAGTTAGCACTTCTTCTTCTTCTGGTTAACCTTGACCTCGGAGGTCATCTTCTTGGGGTTCACCACCAGTTTGACATTGGTGGACTTGGATTTGGATTTAGCCATATGCGTGTTGGGAAAAGTTAGAATTTGCCTTTAAATCTGGGGTTTCTGAGCGGGATCAGGAAGTTGCTCATCCCACCTTCGGTGCGGACTTCAACCTTCATTCCCCTAGTCCATTTCGAATTATCCCTCACCCTCATCATCCGCTTCGCGCCGTTGAGGAGGACTTCCACAAGTCGAGGATTTCTGGGGAAGACAGTCAGCACTGTACACTCTGCCACCTCGGCCGCGTTAGCGGCCGACAGAATTTTTTTTTCGGCCTCTACCTGCACAGTTTTGATCCCCCAGTGTTCGGACAGTTTGACCATACCCTCTGGAGTGATCCAAACAGGCCGCTTGGCTTCAGGCGCCTTCGTGTCTTCGCGGTACCAGTCAGTTTGGGGGCGAAGCAGACTGTTCCGCAGATCGGTCATCGCCTTCCGCGTCAGGCCCATAGCCTTGGCCAGTTCGCTTTCGCGCGTGGCCATAACAGTCAGTTCCATATCGACCACCCTTGGTCAGTAAATCACACCTCGTCAAGCCTTTTGCCAAAAAATTCCTTCTGTTGGAATGCGTAGCGTAATTTTTCGCCCGAATTTCCAAGACCCCCCCGCCCCCTAGGCTGATCCGACTGGCGGCGCGCGCTGGCTGGGCGGCCGATCCGAGGGGTCTGGCTGGGCGCTGGCAGGGCTGGGCCGAGGTGCCACTGGTCAGGGGCCGCGTAACCTTGGCCGTGACCCTGATCCGCGTAACTGGCTGGGCGCCGATCTGGGGCGCCTTGGCTGATCTGGGAGGGCAGGTAGGCTGGGTCAGGGCTGATCTGGCCTCAGAGGGGCTACAGCGCTCTTCTTTTGGGCCATTGCCACGCTATCTGGGGCATCCGAAGGATGGGTGACCGACTGGGTGATCCGCATAGGGGATCAGGGGATACAGGCTGGGGAGGATTCAGGGGGCGCGCTAAGGGGC